GACGGGGCCGAGCTACGACGGGCCCCCGCAGACCGACGAGGTGTGGCCGGTGGCGGGCCACAAGTGGGGGCAGGTCAATAACCCCTTCGGGGGCCCGCAGGCGCGCTCGTCCGGGGCGACGGTGGCGCTGCCGTCGAGCAACGTGGGGGCCGACCTGACGGCCAGCTACGGCGACGACGTGGTGGCCCCGGTCAGCGGGACGGTAATCGAGGCGTTCGACGCGCCGAACGAGAACGATCGCAACCTGAACCGCGGCTGGGGCGGGAGCGTGGTGCTGCTGGGGGACAACGGCTACACCTACCGCCTGTCCCACCTCCAGCCGGGGCTGCGGGTGCACCCCGGGATGCGGGTCGCCCGGGGCCAGCAGCTCGGGGACGTGGGGGTGAGCGGGAACACGACGGGGCCCCACCTGGACGCGGAGAAGTACGCCCGCCCGGGCGAGTTCACCGATATCGTCGCCGGCCGGGGCGGTACAGTGGCAGCGCCCGCTGGGTCGTCCGGTGGTGACCGATCGGTCAACTACACGGGGCCCCTCACCGGGCTGTCTGCCTGGGCGCGCGACGCGCTGGGACGTTAGGAGCTGAGATGGCTGGGCCCCTGGACGAAGCACTGCGCTGGTGGAACAACTACCAGGCGTCCCGCCGGGCGGCGCACGGGCTCGACGCCGACCCGCTGTCCCCGGAGGCCGAGGCGTTCGCCCGCTCCCAGGATCAGCCGGGGCAGCTCGCCCCGCCGGCGGTCGAGGCACCTACGCCGGGTGGCCCGGGCGGGCCGGGGGAGACGCCGACCCCGCCGGCGACCACGACGCCGGCGACGCCGGGCCCCGACGCCCGGGCCCTGCCCTACCCCTCGGACACGACGAACGACCTGTACCGGATGGAGAACCGGCGCAAGCAGCTCGACAACGATCTGCAGGAGGGCTACGCGGCCCGGGCCAAGGCGGGGGCGGCGCGGGCGGCCGCCAGCGACCCGGGTGCGCGGGAGCGGGCGAACACGGCGTACGACGCCGTGAACAAGGCCGTGCAGGAAATCGAGGCGGCGATGGCCGCCCAGGACGTCCGCATCTCGGCCGAGAAGAACCGCATCCGAGACGACGAGAAAACCAAGAAGGCCCAGCCCGAGAACGGGCAGACCCGGACGGTGCCGTGGGAGGAGAAGCTGCCCAACGGCCAGACCATCCGGGGGATCAAGACCGAGGTCTACAAGAACGGGATCTGGGATTACGTCGCCGGCAGCTCCCGGCGCGAGGAGGGGGCCCGGCCCGAGGGCGTCGCCCAGATCACCAACCAGGTACTCACGGACGGCCGGGGGGCCTACTGGACGTACGACACGGCCACCGGCAAGGCCACCCCGATCAACGGGCCCGCCGCCGGGGTCAAGACGATCAACGACCCGGACGGCAGCGTCTGGACGCAGAACGCGGACGGCTCCAAGGGCACCAAGCTGTTCGACAGCCTGCCCCAGACCTACACCGACAACGGGATCGTCATCGGGGTCGACAAGCGCACCGGGCGGGAGGTGTTCCGGGTCGACACCAAGACGCCCGAGGGGCGCGAGCTGGCGAACCGGCTGGAGCGGGCCACGGTCGAGGCGGCCGAGCAGGCCAACCTGCCCAAGTTCGGGGCGGCCGTCGCCCAGTATCAGGCCGAGGTGCAGCGCCGGCAGGGGCTGGCCCGCACCGAGCTGGCCCGCCTGCAGGATCTCCAGAAGTCGGGGCAGATCAGCCCCGAGCAGGCCGAGGCGCAGTTCGACCGCTGGATGAAGGCCAACGTCGAGGGGCCCCTGGCCGGGTTCCGCGCGGCCGCCGAGGAGGAGCGCCGCAAGCAGGAGCAGGACAACCTCACCCGGCAGACCGCCGAGAACGCCCGCGTCGAGGCGGCGAACGCCCTGCGAGGGCGCGCCGGCTACGAGGCCGGGGAGACGGCTAAGGCGCAAGCTTTGGAAGTTGGCTTGCAGACCCGCTCGCCCGAGTACATCGGGCAGCTCGGCAACTTCGCCCAGTCGCTCGGGCAGGGCAAGACCAACTTCCAGTTCGACCCCAGCGCGCTCGACCCGGCCAAGTTCAAGGCCGTGCAGCCGGACTACGACGCGATCGCCAACCAGGCGATGCAGCGCCTGTTCGGGCTGTACCCCGAGGCCAAGGCGCAGAACGTCAACGTCCCCCTGCCCAACCTGCCCACCGGGCAGGATCTGCTGGGGCTCATGGATGGGGTCAAGTACAGCGGGCCCCTCTCGGGCACCCCGACCGGGGAGACGCCCCTGCCGGGTCAGGAGGCGATCGACTTGAAGAACGGGAAGGCGCGCACGGTCTACAGCAACGGCCGGTACGTGGACTGGGACATCAACGCCCCGGCCCCGCAGCTCGCGCAGGCGGGGGCGGCCGCCCCCGCCCTCCCGGGGTTGGGTGGGCCCGACGTCGCCGGGCCCCTGCCCCCGTTCACCCCACCCGACGCCGTGAACGCCGTGAACGCCGGGCGGCTGCCCGGCGAGACGGACGAGCAGCGACGGGCGCGGTTCTACGGGCTCCAGATCTGACCGATCGGTCGCGAACGCGCTTCACCGCCCACTCGACCGCCAACCAGACCGCGCCGGCGACGGCGTACACCGCCATCAACGCCATCACCGGCAGCATCAGCACGGCGTACCCGAGCAGGTAGCCCGGCAGGAACCCGCTTTCCATTCCCCCACCCCCTCGTCATACGCCAGAAGCGTTCGGGGCCGGTTCGAGGACGTAGTACACACCGCTCTCGACCCGGGAGATGGCGGGGTACCGCTTGTCCCGCCCCTTGAGCTGGTAGCCCAGCAGCGAGCTGACGTTCTTCGTGGCCGCGTCGGGGGTGAGCCCGTACTCGGTCGCGAAGGCGTCGCGCACCTGGGCCACGCGGAAGTGCTTCCCCGGCTCCAGCCGGCTCAGCACCCAGTCCTTCTGGGTGACCTTGCCCGGCTGGGGCGCGAACCGCGACCCCTCCGGGGTGCGCGGGCGGGCGATGCGCGCCTTCTGCTCGTCGGTCAGTCCGGGGAGATTGACCCCCTCGGCGGGCTCGGTCGGCGGGTGCCCCTCCGCGATCGCGATCGCGTGCAGGACGGCGGCCTCGATCTGGTCGCGCTGTCCCCGGATCAGATCGAGCTGGAGATCGAGCGCGCTGACCTGCTCTTGCAGCGCGTCACGCTTGGTGGTGACCGAGGCGAGTTCGCTGGTGAGCGCCTCGACCATCTGCCGGCCGCCCTCGATCCAGGCGCTCATCGCGTTCGCCGGGCTCGGGACGTCGACGGTGATCTGGGTGTCTGGTTCGGGTTCGGCGGGCTCGACGGGTTTAGCGGGCTCGATGGGCGGGTTCTGGGCGAGCATCTTCTCGCGTTCCTCTCGGACGTTCTGTTCGACCACGTTGAGCAGCTCCAGCACCCCCGCGCGGGTCGGGGGGACGAGGGTGCGTTCGGTAACCGACTTGACGGTGCCGGGTTCGCGTCGCTCGTCCGGCCACATGGGCGCGTCCGGGGCGTTGGCGGTGTTGCCGAACGCGAACGCCTCCCGGTGCACCTTGACTTCGAGGATCGCCTCCTCGATCGGGTCGGGCTGAGGGTCGACCTGGTAGTCCCGGGCCGGGTCGTAGTCGGGGGCCTGCTTGTAGAGGTTGTAGTTGCCCCGCCAGCTCGCCTCGGGGATGTTGTAGACCTTGCCCCCGTGGTGGGCGTGCCCCTCAACCACGGCCTTGACGCTGCGCCCGTTGAAGCGCAGCACGGTGTAGAGCAGGAACTGGTGCTTGCTGGTGCCCCGCGACCGCCAGCGTTGCCCGGGGAGGATGGGCCCTTCGTAGCGGTCGTTCGGCTCGGCGCGGGTGGGTCGGGCGGGCTCGGTCACGGTTCCCCCTTTGTCTCGGGTTCTTCGGGCGTCTCGGGTTCCTCGGTGGCCTCGGTGGCGAACAGGACGCCGCGGTTGCGGAAGTCGCGCAGCCGGCGCAGGGCCCGTTCTTCGAGGGTGCGGGCCTGTCGCTCGGTGATCTTCAGCTCCTCCGCGATCGCGCGCAGGGACATCGGGGGCTGGTGCAGCATCCGGCGGAACAGCACCTTGCGCTCGCCCTGCGGCAGCCGGCGAAGGTGGTTCACCACCAGCAGCTCCAGCTCGTCTCGGGTCAGGGGCTCGTCCATGGCACCTCCTCGATAGATAGTACCACGGTAGACACTAGCGCGCCCCTTCGATCGCGCGCAGGCAGTGCTTGCAGGTCACCATCTTGGGGCTGCTCCAGGCGTCGATGCGGCGGGTAATCTTCAAACCGCAGATGGTGACGTTGCCGGGAGCGCGGAGGTGGCAGGGGGCCGCCTCGCGGGCGACGGCAGCACTCCCCCGGTGCAGAACGCTGTGCATCAGCGGCTCCCCCCGTAGTACGAGCTGGCGACGGCGACTTCGAGGGCCTCGGCGCGGGTGAGGCGGGGATAGTCGGTCACGGCGTTGTTCCCGACCAGAGCCATCCAGCCGCGGTCGCCGTAGTGGGTCTGGGTGTACTCCAGCTCGATCAGGCGGCCGCTGGGAGCGGTGGCGGTGTAGTAGCCGGCGCGGACTTTGGTGAGACGCAGCTCGTTCTTCATGCTTCTATTGTAGCACATGGTAGCTACTGTTGGGGGGATTCGGTCAGCCAATTTGACCGATTGCACGAATCTCGAAAGCGGCATACCCTTCTCCCCGGGAGCGCAGAGCAAGGTGACTGGTGGCCCCGCAGCGCAGGGAACCCCTGACGGCTCGACGCCGCCGGAAACGGGCACGACCTCACCCGACCAGGGACGGTACGGCGGCTTCGCCAACCCGCCCCCCGGGCGGGGCGGGGTACGCCCCGGGCCCACCCCGCCTGCGCCTCCCCGGATGCCCCCTTCCCCGCCCGAGGACGGGCGGGCCGAGAGCGGTGCCCAGGACGCGGACGAGCGTTCTTCCGCTACCCGTTCGTTCATCGACCGTCTCTTTGGTCGGCGGACGGCGGGGGAGCGGCCGGACGACGACGAGGATCCCGGGAAAGAGCCCGCTTCGCGCCCCGACGACCGACAGACGGGAGCCGCACCCGCCCCACCGGGCACCCAGCAGCCCCAGAGGCAAACACCGCCTCTGAGCGAGCGGGCCCGCCAGGTGGCGCAGGAGCTGGCCGGCATGACCGCCGGCGAGCTGGAGGCGCTGGCCCAGGAGGACGGCCCGTTCTCGCGGGCCGTCCAAGGAGAGATCGACCGGCGGGCGGCCCGTGCTAATCGGGATCGCGACCAGCAAGGTCGGTTCATCCGCCAGCAGCGGGTGCAGGAGCTGAAGCAGGCGGCCCGGCAGGCCCGCCAGACGGACGTCTACAAGGCGGCCGAGCTGGAGGATCAAGCCGACGCCATGCAGCAGCAGGAGGCGTTCGTCCGGGGGCTGGTCGAGAACTACGACCGGGTGAGCATTGACCCGATCATGCAAGCCCTGCCGGAAGCCGACCGAGCCTCCCTCCTGGCCGCTGTGCCGGACGGGCTGGACGGGCGCGCCGAGCTGGTGCGCGCCGCCCTGCGCCGGCTGGAACAGGTCTGGCGCGCCGACGAGGCGCGCCGCCTGCGCGGGGGGACGCAGCGCCGGCGCGAGAACGCCGACCGGCGGGCCCAGCGCGCGGACGAGGACGGTGAACCCGATCTGGTCGCCGGTATCGGGCGGGGACGGAACGGGACGCCGACGATGAACGACTGGCTGCGCCAGCAGATGAACAAGTAGGGCTGACCGATCGGTCAGCAGAAAGCCACCCGATGTCCTACAGCGCGATGGTCGACCGCACCGAGGCGGGCCCCCTCATCCCCGAGGACGCCGCCAACGAGATCATCAAAGAGGCGACCGAGAAGTCGTTCGTCCTCAGCTCCTTCAAGCGGCGCACGATGAGCCGCAAGCAGCAGCGGATACCCGTTTTCGATAGGAAGCCGGTAGCGTATTTCGTTAACGGCGACACCGGCCTGAAGCAGACCTCCGACGTCCGGTGGGACAACATCTACCTGAACGCCGAGGAGATCGCCGTCATCGTGCCCGTCCCCGACATCTTGGTCGAGGACAGCGCCTTCGACATCTGGGGGCAGCTCCGTCCCGAGATCTCCGAGGCGATCGGGGCCAAGGTGGACGAGGCCGTGCTGTTCGGGGTCGACCGCCCGACGAGCTGGCCGACCGGGATCTGGCAGGGGGCCCAGGCCGCCAGCCAGGTGGTCACCGGCGGGGCCGTGGCCGGGCAGGACGTCTTTGGCGACATCAACGCCACGATGATGCTGCTGGAGGAGGACGGCTACGACCCCACGGCGATGGTCGGGCGCGTCCAGATGCGGGGCATTCTGCGGAACACCCGGGACGCCAACAAGGGGTTCCTCTACCCGGCGGCGGGCCCGGCGAACACCGGCGGGCAGTCGGTCGGCTGGAAGGGCGAGGTCTGGAACACCCCCCTGTTCGTCTCCAAGATGGGGTTCACCAACTTCAGCGCCAGCGCGACGAACCCGGCCCTGTTCACCCTGGACACCGACAACCTGATCGTCGCCGTGCGCGACGACATCAACATGAAGGTGTTCACCGAGGGGGTGATCTCGGACGCCGCCGGCGTCGTTTTGCTCAACCTCATGCAGCAGGACGCCAAGGCGCTCAGGGTGACGTTCCGCATGGCGTGGGCGATGGCGAACCCGGTCACCCGGATGCAGCCGAACCGCGCGCTGCGCTACCCGGCGGCCGTGCTGACGCAGGGCACCATCCCCGCGTTCGGCGGGTTCCTGGCAGACGGCGAGGCCGAGGCGGGTCTGCTGGGCGGCAGTTCGCAGCCCGGGCTGGTCGACACCTCGGGCACCAACGGCGGCGTGGTCGCCCCGGCCCCTGGCGAGACGGTTTCCAACCCGTAACCCGTAGCCCGAAAAGCGTATGACGAGGGGGTGCCGAGGGGGTGCTAGGATGGGGCCGTCATGACCCCTCCGACCACCCCCACCCAGTCCACCCCCTCGCCATATGCTGCGGGCGCTGACCAATCGGTCACGGTCGAGGACGTCACGCGGATCCGGGTCAACCCCGACCCGCAGCTCGACCCCATCCTCATCTGCAGCGTCGAGCCCCGCAGCGCCTCGACGCTGCTGCGGGCCCTGAAAGCCTACCGGCGCACCTACTCCGGGGACGCTGACGAGGCGAACCGGGCCGACCGCTGGATGGGCGCGCTGGAGCGGGCGCTGTACGTCTACTGGAGCTGGATCGAGGAGCGAGAACGTGCCTGCGAAAACGGCGAAGCAGCAGCGGTTTTTCGGGGCCGAGAAGGCCCGGCGGGACGAGGGCAAGACGCCTCGGGTGAAGGGGATGAGTGACGCCGAGGTGGACAAGATGGCGCACAAGAGTAAGAAGAAGTGACCGTCCCGATCCTGCGGGACGTCGCGTTGTCGATCCCGCTGCACGACGCGGCCGTGCTAGGCGGGGCCAAGCCGGTGCTGTCCGTCTGGTGCGGGCGCGCCGGCGCGGCGGCGGCCGTCACCTACACGATGGCCGAGATCATCCCCGGTGGGACGCAGGGCTCGTTCGGCGGCTCGGTGCCGGCCGTGGCCGGGGCCACCGGGTTCTACCGGGTGTCCCTGGCGAACACGCTCCCGGGGCGGTACTACCGCCTCACCGTGCGGGCGGAAGATCCCGGCCTCGCCACCGACAACGTGATCGAGACGTACCAGTTCACCAGCACGCCGGGTTAGCCCAGCGGAGGAGGAGCAGATGCCGACGCCAGCGACCGACCCCCGGCAGCGGGTGCCCATCCAGACCACCGTGCCGGGGGGCATCTACATCGACGGGAAGCAGGTCGCCTACACCCCCACAGGGGCCCTCTCGGCCTCGACGGGCGGGGTGATGGATCCGACGATCGTGACCACGCCCACGACCACCGACCCGGCGACGGGGGTGGTCGCCACCGGGGCGCAGGCGGGCGCGCCCGGGCGCTGGCTGCCGGCGGGCTGCCTGCTCCCGGCGAACCTGGCCGGGTGCCCGGCGCTGACCGGGCAGGCCGCCTGGGCGACCGGGCAGTACGTCGTGCTGCGGGACAAGTCGCTCGCCACCTGGAACGGCACGGCGTGGGTGGTCTACACCCCGCCCGCGCCGGCGACGCCGGGGGCGCTGGCGACGGGCGCGACGGCGGGCAGCCCGGGGACGTGGACGCCGGGCGGGAGCGTGGCCCCCTTCTCGATCGACCAGTGCCCGAACCCCACCCCGACCACGGGGTGGACGACCGGGCAGTACAACACCCTGAACGGGGGCGAGCAGGTCACCTGGACGGGGCTGACGAATAAGTGGGTCAGGGGGAAGATGCCGTGAGCAGCAAGCGCAAGCGCGACGACAAGCCCGACGACAAGCCGGCGGTCGACACCACCGCGCAGGACGTCCAGTACACCGGCGAGAACCAGGAGAACGAGGGGCCCAAGAGCGTGCAGGAGGCCGCCGACGCGGCGGCCGCCGAGCGGCAGCGCCGGATCGACGCCGGCGAGCTGCGGGCGGGCACCGAGGGCGGGGTGCCCGACCCCTCGATCCAGCCGGGCACGGGCACGGTGACCGACCCGATCCCGGGCGCACCCAGCACACCCGAGAAGAAGTAGGCTCGAGCCGTGACGATCACCCTCTCCCCCCCGAGCGCGCTGACGCTCCCGCCCGGGTTCGGGCGGGCGTTCGGGCGGGCGACGGTGTTCGGCTACCAGCGGGGCGTCACCGTCCCGCTGCCGGGCGTCGCCGTGCGGGCCTACGTGCCCGGCAGCGCGACGCCGTGGCCCGATCCGCTCTATGCCGACGAGGACGCCACCGTCCCCGTGGTGTTCCCCGTGGCGACCGATGCCACCGGGGCGGTCGCCCTGTGGGCGGACGAGCCGGGGCGGGTGGAGCTGGAGTGCAGCGCGCCGGCGTACGGCACGCAGCGGGTGGTGCTGGATCTGGAGCCACCCCCGGACGTGGCGGCGGGGGGCGACGACCCCTACCCGATCTACGCCACCGACCAGGATCTGGCCGACCACATCGCCGCCCCGGACGCCCACCCGAGGTACATGACCCCCGACGAGGGGGACGAGCTATACTCCCCCCGGCCCGACCCCGACCCGACCAACGTGGCCGAGGTGCGCGCCGGCGGGCTGTTCGTCCCCGCCGTCGCTGGCCCGGCGGGCCCGACCGGGCCGCAGGGGCCGATGGGCCCAACGGGGGCAGCGGGAGCGACCGGGCCGCAGGGCCCGCAGGGGCCGGCGGGCGCAGACAGCACCGTCCCCGGGCCGCAGGGCCCGGCGGGCGCGACCGGCCCGCAAGGCCCCGCCGGTGCGACAGGCGCGCAGGGCCCCAAGGGCGATCAGGGGGTACAGGGGCCCGCCGGCGCGACGGGGGCGCAGGGCCCCGCCGGCCCGGGCGTGCCCACCGGCGGCACGACGGGGCAGGCGCTGGTCAAGACGAACAACACCGACTACGCCACCAACTGGGCCACCGTCAGCGGTGGGAGCGGGCTCCCCACCACTGGCGGGACGATGACCGGGGCGATTCGGTCGGACATCACTACAGCCGGGACGAACGCCCTCAACCTCCGGGTGACGGCCGACGCCAACCCGCGCTTCCGGATCGACAACACGGGCAGGTTGGAGTGGCTCACGCCCTCCACCGGGTCGGTAAACGCCGCCTTGTTCAACTCGGGCACGGCGATGAACCTGTCCGCCGACCTGCTGCCGACATCCGGCACGCTGCGGCTGGGGAACAGCGGCAACCCCTGGCAGGACGCCTACGCGACCAACTTCCGCGCCGGCGACGCCGGGCTGCTCGTCCTCGGCACGACCAACCCGGCCGCGGCGGGCACCGTGCGGCTCCGTAACGCCGCCGTGGTGGCCTGGCGCAACGCGGGAAACACCGCCGACTTGCCCCTGACGGTGAACGCTAGCAACGCCCTGACCTTCAACGGGCTGGTGGTGGTCACCCAGGCCGCGCTCGACGCCCTGACCACCCGGGTCGCCACCCTGGAAGCGCAGATGAGCGGGCACACCCACCAGTCCGGCACGGTGCAGAACGCCGGCGGGACGGCGATCCTGCCGTAGAAGGGGCGAGCTATGTCGAGCGTTGTCCTGCTGCCCACCGTCCCCGAACCGCTGCCGCCGGGCGCGCCGGTCACCCTGGCCGACATCGAGCGCGAGGTGGCCGCGCGCCTGGGCCCCTTCTGGGATCTGGCCGCCTCGGGGGGCACCTCGGAGAGCGTCGCCGTGGCCTCGCTGCGGACGAACGCCGACCTGGGCGGGTACGAGGGGCTGTACCTGCTGCGCCGGGACGCCATTCGGGACAACGACCGGGTACGCACCGTCGACCGCTACGAGGGGTCGAGCGGGTCGCTGTGGGTCGACTTCCCCTACGAGGACACCCCCGTCGACGGCGAGCGGATCGAGCTGCACCATCTGCACCCCGACCTGCAGCTCTTCACGGACGTCTGCGCCGGCCTGCGGCGCTGCTACCTGCTCGACGTGCTGGCCGTGCTGCCCCCGCCGGACGCCGCCACGCTGGGCACCATCCACGCCGGCCGCACCACCGTGCGCGAGGTGACCAACGGCTGGGTGGTGCTGAACGGCAACGGTTACAACGGCAGCAATGGCAACGGCCCCAACGGCGGCTACGCTCTCACCCCCTCGCCATACGCCGGGGGGCTGCTGAGCCAACTCGTCGGGGTGACCGATCGGTCGGGATCCGGGGCCCCCGTCGCCGTGGTCGACCTGACGGCGCAGGCGTTCTGGCTGACCGACACCCGCCAGATCCTGGCCGTGGCCGCGGACGGGGTGGCGCTGTCGCCCTGCGGGCGCTACGGCAACCCGTCGCTCGACGGCTGGACGTGCTTCTCGGCGCGCGGGCGGGTCTACCTGGGCATCCCGCAGGGGGCCCCGCTGGACGGGCTGACCGTGCGGGCCTACCGGGACGCTTTCGGGCTGGTCAACGGGGTAGACACCCCACAGGGCCCCCGGGCGGATACAGACGAGCTGGCCGTGCCCAACGAGTACATCGCCGCCATGACCCACATCGAGGCGTGGCGTCGCCACCGCGACCGGCTGGAGGCGGCCGCCAGCGAGGGGCGCTTCCCGGCCCAGCAGGAGGCGTCGACCGAGGCGACGCGGGTGGCGAGCATCTACGCCGACTTCCTGTTCCGACCCCAGACCGAGCGGGGCGACCGCATCGCCTCGCCGTGGGGGCTGGGAAAGCACACCTCGCCCTCGGGGCTGGGGGGTTCCGGGGCGCTGGCGGGGGCGGTCGTGAACCAGAACGACCCCTACCGCTAAACTGCGGCCATGCCTCCGACGAGGAGCAAGCCCTGGCCTTTTGATCTGCGGCTGGCGTTCGTGCAGCCGGCGCTGGGCGGGCCCGCAGACGGCGTGGTCTACGATTCCGCCGGCGAGCCCGTCCCCCCGGGCAAGACCGGGCCCGAGTACGGCCTGATGACGGCGGACGGCCACGTCGCCCGGCGGGTGGATCCGCTGGGCACGGGCACGTTCCCCGAGGCGCAGGAGTACGCCACCAGCGACGTCTACAAAGAGCGGTCGTTCGTCTACCGGCGCAGCTACCTGGGGATGGGGGAGCGCACGCAGAACGGGGCGACGACCCCCCGCTACTACTACGCCTGGAACGCCCAGACCTACCTGACCATGCGGGGCAAGGGGCCCCGCTGGCACCCCGTCGACACCGGGGCGGTGACCGAGGGCCCGGTGCTGGGGTTCGTGGAGGGGCTGCACGGCACCCCGCCGGCGCTGACCCTGTTCGTCCTGGCCGGGCGCTACGTGCGCCGGCACGCCGGCGACCTGCCCGGGCAGAGCGTGGAGAGTTTAGACCTGGGCCCCGGGGTCTACGCCCGCTCGGCCACCCGCTGGCGCACCCGGGGGCCGTCTCCGCTGGAGTACCTCTACCTGACCGACAGTTCGGATCGGGTCTGGCGCTACGACGGTGCGGTCTGGGACGACGTGACCGCTGAGGTCGGCAGCCACTCGCTCTTGTGGTCGACGCGCGACGAGCTGTGGGGGGCGACCGGGGAGTTCGTGCACAAGAACGAGGGCGACCCGATGGTGGGCGGGGACTGGACGGCCCCCGTCGCCTGCGGGGACGGCCTCGCCCCGGTGAACGGGATGACCGACATCGCCGGGGCGATGTTCTTCTTTCTGGACGACGGCTCGGTCTGGTCGATGCTCTCGGACACGTCGACCCAGAACCTGTTCCGGGGGCTGGAGACGTCGCGCAGCGACCGCAACGGGCGCAACCCGGCGCAGTGGCTGAACCAGATCTTTTTTCGATCGGCCGAGACGCTCTACCGCATCTCCGGGGGCGTGGGGGGCGCGCCGGCGCAGTTCAACGTGGTGGGCCCCGAGCGGGTGCAGACCAACACCTCGCCGGTGCGGGGGGCGGTCGGGGCGTTCTGCGGGGCGCAGGGCTACTACGCCTTCGCCGGGCAGTACAACCCCTGGACGACCACCCCGGACGGGTTCAGCGGGCCGGTGTCCTACCTGCTGCGCTACGGCAACTGGGTGCCCAGCGAGGGGGACGAGGAGGGCATCGCCGCCTTCGTGGACGCCTACGACGGGGCCCAGGTGGTCTGGGCGGGGAAGGAGATCACTTCGCTCGCCTACACCGACGCCGTGAGCGTGACGGGCGCGATGGGCGACGGGGTGGGGGTGGGCAACCCCCGCCTGTTCGCCGGCTTTGGCGACGGCACCTACGGCTGGGTCTACCAGCCCAAGGGCGGGCCCAACCCGTTCGACCCCGACGCCGGCTGCGACTTCACCGAGGCCATGTCGTTCCTGCGCTGGCCCCGCCACTCGATGGACGCACCGGCGGATCTGAAGGGCTACCTCTCGTTCGACGTCACCGGGCCCTACCTCGACCCCTACCGCTGGGTGAACATCCAGTACCGGGTCGACCCCGCCGGCGAGGACACCGCCTGGTCGCAGCTCGCCCGCCCGATGTGGCAGACGAGCGAGCGGGTGATGTTCCCCTACCCCACGCTGGGCAAGGTGATCGAGATTCGGGAGGACTACGGCTCAGCCGCGCCCCCCGACCCGGCCCCGCCCCAGCCGTCCCCGCACCCGCCGGGGCCCACCCTGGCGGACTGGACGCGACTGACCACCCCGGTGGTGGCCTCGATGATCCTGCGCGAGCAGCTCCGGCCCGCGTATCGGGGCGAGTACGCCTTCACCGTGCGGGCGACGGACTGGGCCCCCCGGCGCGACGGGGGCACCTCGCGCCTGACCGCGCCGCAAATCAAGGCCCTCCTGCAGCGGGCGGCAGACGCACCCGCCACGCTGCGGATCCTGCTGCCGGACGAGAGCGCCGGCGACTTCACGCTCGTCTCGTACCGGGAGCGGATGCCCCAGGCGGCCAAGTTCCAGCGGTACGGGCAGAGTACCCTGATCGACGTCACCGCCGTCGCCTACCGCACCCAGCGGGTGCTGGGCATCGTGGAGCGGTTCTTCGATGACCTGGTGGGCGAGCTGAGCGACGAGCTGACCGTCGAGCGGTGCGACGAGCTGTGATGATGCATGACCGATCGGTCAACAGCGTATGGCGAGGGGGTGAGGACAGGTGACGGTCTTAGTCGGGACGATGCAGCTCCCGGTGCCGCAGGACGCCGACCAGGTGCGGGCCTACCTGAACGGCACGATCGCGGACGGCGGGCTGTGGACGGGGCTGAGCCGGGCGAGCGACCACGACCACACCGGGGGGCTGAACGGCAAGCCGATCAGCGTGGCCTCGATCCCTGACGGGTCGATCACCACCGGCAAGCTCGACCCCAGCGTGCTGCTGCCTTACGCGCTGGTCGACGGCAGTAAGCCGTTCACCGGCCAGGTGGCGCTGAACGGGGACGCGATCGTCCGCAACACCCTCTACTTCGGGGCCAAGCCGAACGGGGTGGCCGACGTCACCATCGCACGGACGGGCGCGGGGTCGCTGCGGGTGGATACCAACCTGGGGGTGGGGGTGGCCCCGGCGGCGTGGGACGCGCAGCACGTCGCGCTTCAGGTGGGGGCGGTCGGCGGGTTGATGAGCGACGTGGTGGGGGCGGCGACGACCACGACGTACCTCATGTCGAACGTCTACTACAACGGGGGCTGGAAGAACCTCAAGGCGCAGCCTGGGCAAATGCTCCAACTCGACCAGAACGGCTCCTTTACCTTCTACACCGCGCCGTCACCGGGGGCCGCCGGGAGCACGTTCGCCTGGACGGCACGGGCAGCCCTCGCCCAGACCGGCGCTCTCACCCTGTCCCCGGACGCGGGCGCTCCCGCGCTGGATGCTGGGGGCTACGCGATCATCAGGGCTGCCGCCGGGAATGCCCCTTTGCAGTGGACTGTCGGCGGGACTGCGAAGGGCAACATTGGCCCGCAAGGCACCCTCACCCTGACCCCGGACGCGGGGCAGAATTCGCTCGTGTGGGGGAGTGGGGCGGGGACGCTCTCTGCGAGCGGCGTGACGGCGTTCGTCCAGTCGGTCGGGGGCGGGATGCTGCTCTTGGGCGGGGCGAGCGCCGTCGCCCCGGCGACGGACAACGCCAACTACCTCGGCTGGGGCGATCGGCGCTGGGTGAGCGTGCACCTTATCAACGCCCCCATCGTCAGCTCGTCGGTCGAGCTGAAGGAAAACATCACCCCGCTCGATCCGGCCGCCTGCGTCGCCTCGGTGTTGGGGACGGATTGGGTCAACTACACCTACAAGGCCCCGTCGTTCATCGCCCCGGAGCCACTCCCCGAGCTGGCCTACGACGAACACGACGACAACGAGACGAAGGCCGCGAAGAAGGCCCAGCGCGACGCGACCGAGGACGAGGCGCGCAAAGCGCACGCCAGGATGATGGTCGAGACGGCCCCCCACCGGCGGCAGAAGGGGTACGTGTTGAACAGCCCCGACCACCAGGTGGGGGCCGAGTTCGGCCTGCCCGATCGCAAGACCCGCAGCGACGGGGCCGACCTGGCCGTGGTCGCCTGCGCTCTGCAGGACGCCCTCCGACGCCTCGCCGCCCTCGAAGGAGCCCGCGCATGACCGATCGGTCAGAAACCGCCGAGCGCACGATCCGGGTCGACCTGGGCCCCGTCGCCCGCAAGCAGCTCGAAGGCGTCCTCGGCCAGACCGCCGGCGGGCTGCTGGCGACCATTGTCGAGGCTCTCGGCCACGACCCGGCCACCGGCTGGTCGCTGACGATCGAGCGGGCCCACCTCGACCACGTACCCGCACCGGCGACCAACGGCACCCCGCACCCCCCGCTCGACACCCCCTCGCCATACGCTGAGAGGTGAGGGAGTGGACACGACGCCGCCCGGCCGCGTCGTGCCCGTTCCGCCTTCACTTCCTGCGCCCGTCGATCATGCCGGGCAGCCGTCCGCGCCCCCGGGCCGGTGGTGCCCCTACTGCGGGGCCGACCTGTCCAACGTCCCCGAGCGCGAGGGCGGCGGGGACGAGGCGCTGTTCGCCGCCACCGGGCGGCGGCTGAAGATCGCGCTGGCGGTCGGGTTCGTGCTGGTCTGGCTCGCCGTCTCGCTGTACGACTGGCTGAGCGAGCCCTCGGCGCTGGTCGTACCCGGCTGGTACTCGGCGCTGGGCGGGGTGATGCTGTTCTACCTGCTGGGGCTCGACCCGATCGGGTTGTGGAGGAGACGCCATTGAGCGACGACGGGGGCTTAAACGTGTGGGCGATCCACCACCACGTCCCGCCCCCCAAGGGGATGGATCAGCCCCTGCGCCCGGCCGGTTCCCGCCGGCAGGCGGGCGGCGGGGCCGGGTTCGTCACCGTGAACAATCGCCTGTTCGCCCCCCTCCAGGGTTTGAACCCCAACAATATTTTGATGGGGGGCTACGGATGGTTGAGCGGCACGGATTACGTGAACGGAGTACCCCAGACGCTCCATCCCGGCCTGGATTTGAACAGCGGCCAATCTTGTAATGACGACGAAGGGGCTGCCATCGTGGCCCCGTTAGCCGGAATCGTGCGCGCGACGCTTTTTTGGAACGGTTCCAGCCTCGGGGAAGGGAACCACGTCTGGGTCGAGCTGGACGATGCCTGTCTGCCGGGCCCGACCTGGTGGCATACCGATCATTTGCTCGACATCGTGTGCGGGGTCGGTCAACGTCTGAATCCCGGTGACCCCATAGGTCTGTGTGGTCGCAGTGGCGGCTGGGACTGCGCGCATGGACACACCGAATTGCTCACCAGCGCGCCCCGTGACGGTTGGTATACCTGGCCCTATGGCTGGAGCAGGGCGCAAGTCGAAGCCCAGTATTACGACCCATCCGCCTGGTGGAGCGCCGCCAGCGCATTGGTACTGGCTGAGGGACAGCAACCCATCCCCCCGGAGACGGTGATGCTATTAGAGGACTGGCAGGTTAAAGGCTGGATACTCTCCACCCTCTACGAGTGGGCGGGGATCGAATACAACCCGGATTCTGGGACGGCCCAGGCGTGGGTAGATTTCCTGCGAAAAGGCACGTACCTGGGCCGCCCCCGTACCGGGGAGCGTGCTTATGGGTCAGGGGATCAGGCTGGGGTTTGGCAGGAATACGACTACGGCTGCCTCTTCTATCGCCTCAGCGACGGGCAGTCGTCCATAACCGGGTAGGCCGCTCGACATGGTTTGTCCTCCAATACTGGTAGCAGGCGTTGCACCGTCCTTTGGCGTGCGGTGGGGCTGCCTCACAGACGACGCACATCGAGACGAGGTGCGTGCGCTTGGGCGGGGGCTTGCGCTCTCCACGGGAGACACCGCGCTTCATGTGGCAGCGACGACAGAGCGCCAGCACGTCGAGGCAGTGTGCGAGGTCGTACCCGTTGTGGTGGTCGTATTCGACCGCTGGCCGATCGCAGTCGGCGCAGGGGAGCGTATCAGGACGGGGCAACGCGCCCGCCGCGACGGCAAGCCGTACCGCTACGTAAGCGCGGCGCTTGATAGGATCGTCGGGCATCCAAGCTCTCCCTTGGGTGTCGTGCCCCCGGCTGTTACAAGCAGTGCGGGGGCGTCATTGTAGCTATGACCCTGCCTCTCGCGTTCGGGCTGGGCGTGCTGGTGGGTGCTTTCCTGCTGTGGCTCCGGGTGCGGTGGGAGTGGGAGCGGGAGATGGAGTGGTTCGTGAGGAAGTGGCGGTGAACCCCTGGTTGCTGGTGATCGTGGTGCCGGCGGTGGTGATCGGGGTCGCCTGGTTCGCCTTCCTGGTGGCGGTTATCTGGGCAGCAGAAGATCCCCGGCAGCTCGAACGGGACAACTTCCGCCATTGAGCGTTGGGACGACGACGACACCCGCATGGTCTGCCTGTGGCTGGTGCTGTTCGTCGTGTCGCTGGTGGTGACGCAGGCCGGGTGAGGAGAGGGATGTGGGAACGCTGGTGACCGTCTGCTTCGTGGTGGCCGCCGTGCTGGCCGCGATCGCCGCCGCCTACGTGCCCCCAGCGCCGCCCCGCTACAACCTGCTCGCCGGCGCGGTGTTCTTCCTCTGTCTGGGGTTTGCCATCCAGCGCCTCGCGCTCCCCGGCTGAGATGCGCCGGCCGCGCGACGACGAGCTGTGGCTGGCGCTGGGCTACGCCGTCTGGTTCGCGCTGATCTGGGCGCTGTGGACGATCGTGGCCCGGTTGGTGAAGAGCGTATGACGAGGGGGTGACCAGGGGTGGACACCTTCCTTTCCCCTTCCTCTCACACACAGAACGACCCTGACCGATCGGTCAGGGTCGTTCTGCCACCGAGAGAAGCCCCCGAGACGGGGCGTCTGAAGTTTAGCGCCCTGGCTAGCGCCTGGCGATCGGCTGGGTGGGCCGCGCCGGCGCGGGCGGGTTGACCTTGTTGGCCGCGTTGCGGGCGCGAATCGCCTCCTCGAAATACTGGTTCAGCGAGAGGCCCTCCTGGTCGGCCCACTCTTTCGCGTCGGCAAAGACATCGGGGTTGATCCGCAGGGACGTGTTGACCTTGAGGGCGTGGCGGATGCGGCCCCACCGCGCGTCGCCGGCGGCCTGGGCCTTGACCTCGCCCTCGGTGGGCTCGGTGATGGTTGCGCTCATGTGATCCTCCTCACACCTGTAAGCTTAGCCGCTTGCTTCGTCAGTGTCAACTATGCTACCGTCTACGTGGAGGTGCGCGACGGGTAACGTGGAAACGTGAGCAGCGAGCAACGTGAGCCGACTTTGAGCAGAGGATTACCGATGAGCGACATTGGGACGATGTGGGACGAGGCCGAGAAGCGCGAGGCCGAGCGGCGCGCGAGCCGGCCGATGAGCTTCTACGGCAAGCTGGAGCTGAACGGCCGCAAGGTGGTGCTGGAGAAGGGCGCGCCGATGGGCAAGCGCGACTTCGACCCGGACATGGACGACCCCGACCTGGAGCGGCTGGCGATCCGCATCACGGTCGAGCCGGTGAGTGAGCGGGCCACCCGCAACTTCGAGCGGGAGTTCCTCTCCAACTCCCCCGAGGCCGACCTGTTCAAGCAGAGCGCGCAGGGGCTGGGCGTGCGCGTGCCCGAGCTGATGGGCCAGTACATCCGGGTGGATCTGGTCGAGGATCCCCGCCTGGGCACCTTCACCGACCGCACCACCGGGGCCCCGCGCACGCGCTCGGCGGCCGTGGTGCGCGAGGTGTTCCCCGACGAGCAGACCTGCCGTGAGGCGTCGGATGCCCGCTACGGCGGGGGCGGCGGGGCCAAGCAGACGGCGGCGCACGCCGGCGACTGGGGGGTTCCCACAGCCGGGCCGGTGACGTCGACGCCCGTGCCCGCGCCCAAGAACGGGGCGGCCCCCACGATGGCGCGGGACACGGCCGCCCACTTCCTGCCCGGGCTGCTCAAGACCTGTGGGGGCGACCCGGAGCGGTTCCTGCAGGCGCTGGCGCAGAACAAGCTGCTAGCGCAGCACTTCGACGCCAGCTCGCCCGAGGTGCAGAAGCTGCTGGGCGTCACCGGCGAGGCCGGTGAGGCTGCCGAGGCGCTGGACGGCGATGCTGAACCCCCCTTCTGATGTGCCCCGCAACAGCGCCCAGCTCGTCCAGATCGACGTGACCGAGCCGGCCTGGGTACGCGCGCTCGACTTCGGGGGGGCCACCGTCACGGTGGCCCCTCTGCCTGTGGGCGACCTGATGGCGCTCACCAGTGACGGCGAGGTGCTGCTGGTCGAGCGCAAGTCCGCCGGCGACCTGCTGTCGTCCGTGCGCGACGGGCGGATCCTGGCTCAAGCCTCGGAGATGCGCGAGCGCACCCCCTGGAGCTACGTCGTGGTCACCGAGCCGATGTACCCCGGGCGGCACGGGCAGACCATGTACGAACCCAAGCGGGGGCGCACCGTGGTCGAGACGGGCTGGAGCTGGGCGTCGCTGCAGGGGGTGCTGGCGACGGTGCAGGAGCTGGGCGTCACCGTGGTGTTCGCCGCCGGCGCGGACGACTACGCGCCTGCCGTTCTGCGGTTGTGTGCCCGCACAAGGGGCAGCGTGCCCGTCGCCCGGCGCGACGCCGTGCCGATGGACGACGCCACCCGGATCCTGACGTCCGTCCCCGGCGTGGGGGCCGAGCGGGCCCGGGCCCTGCTGCGCGCGTGCGGCTCGGCGGCGTGGGCCCTGTACGCCCTGACCGAACGCCCCGAACGGGGCAAGTACAAGAAGAGCGTGGTGGGGGTGGGCCCCGGCACGCGCGAGCTGGCGCGCAAGGCGCTGGGACTGAAAGGTCAGGAAGTCCTGATCCCGTTAGAGGAACCCGAGACGTGAACGAGCTGGAGCAGTTGAAGTCCCTCGCCGGCGATCTGCACAAGTCGAGGTTGTGGAAAACGGGCTCGGTCGAGCAGGCGCTGGCGGTCATCCTGATGGGGCGCGAGCTGGGCGTGGGCCCGACGACCGCCCTCAGCAACATCATCATCGCCATGGGCAAGCCCACCCTCGGGGCCTCGCTGGTGGGCTCCCTGATCCAGAAGTCGGGGCGCTACAGCTACCAGGTGACCGAGCTGGCCGACACCAGCGTGTCGATCGACTTCTACGAGCAGAGCGGGCCGCTGGACATGACCCGGCGCAAGCTAGGCACCTCGACCTTCACCATGGCCGACGCGGCCAAGGCGGGGCTGATCGGCGGGCGCGCCGGCGCGTGGGGCAAGTACGACCGCAATATGCTGCTGGCCCGGGCCCTGACCAACGGCGCGCGGTGGTACACCCCGAGCGTGTTCGGGGGCGCGGTCTACGACCCCGAGGAGTTCGGCATCGCCGGCACCCTCCCGCCCCCCGTACCCGACGTCGAAGCTACCGACGCCATCTACACCCCCTCGCCATACGCCGATGGCTCTGCCGAGGTGACCATCCAGGGTTTGCTGGAGCGGTACAGTGCCGAGCAGATCCTGGCCGCCAACGGGGGCAATCTGCCAGCAACGGACGACGAGCTGCGTGCGGTGGCAGAGCGACTGCGAGATGACGCCGCGACCCCGGTGGGTTGACTGGCTGGCGGGGTTCCTGGCGGGAGTGGCGCTGACGCTTTGGTGGCTCAGGGGAACCTGAGCCACTTTGCGTCTCTGGCGTATGACGAGGGGGTGGGGATGGAGTGAGGCGGGGGGATGATGATCGGGGACGGCGGGCCGGCGTTCGCGGCGGGGTTCCGGCGCTACCGCGTGACGCAGGGCGGGTCGGTGGCCTACGTGGTGGTGAGCGCGGACGGGCGGGTGGTGGGGGCCGACCGCGAGCCGTGGCTGCGGTTCAACTGGAAGGTGCTGCGCCGGCGGCTGCTGCAGCGCCCGGGGTGCACGATCGAGGAGCTAGATGGGAGTGAGGACAAAGGTGCAGGGGCCCCGGAAGCTCCCCCAGAGGTGGCCGAATGAGGAGCTGTGGGGCGTCATGGGCCACAACGGCCAGTACCCCTTCTACACCGCCGTGATCGTGAGCGACGGGGTGGTGCGCTCGACCCCGCCCCTGGCGAACTGGATGCTGGGCCGCCTGTGGCTGGAGTGCGCGCAGATGTGCCTCGACCGGGGCTGGCAGGTCTGGCACGTTGACACCGAGAAGCAGCGACTGCTCGACCAGGAGAAGGCACGCCACGCTAGGGGTAGCGTGCAGATGGGGATGGACTTAGGCGATGACCGATCGGTCAAACGAGAAGCGAGCGTACCCGCCCGACCACCTCTCGCCCAGCAGCGTCGGTCTGCTCACTGACTGCGGCCGGCTCTGGGAGCTGAAGTACAAGACGGGGGTGCAGGAGCGACGCTCGGACGCGCTGGTGCTGGGCTCGGCCTTCGACGCGACGTGCGAGTGGTTCCTGCGCCAGAAGTGGGCGGGGGTCTGGGTCACCGGCGAGCAGATGGGGCTGCGCTTCGGCACCGAGTGGGACGCCCAGCTCGCCCGGCCCGACCCGGCGGGGCCGATCGACTGGGGGACGCGGGGCGAGACGTCGGCGTTCGAGGACGGGCTGCACCTCGCCACGTCGCCGGCGACGCTCGCCGCCCTGCGCTCGATCAAGCCGGCCCCGCACCCGGACAACCCGGACGCGCCCGGCCTCCAGGTGCACGTCCAGGTGAACGTGCCCGGGGTGAGCGTGCCCGTGATCGGGTGGATCGACTGTCTGGCCGAGGGCCCGGGCGGCACCACGGTCGTGATCGACTTCAAGACCGCCCGCCGGGCGTGGGCCCGGGGGCGGGAGCGCAAGGAGCTGCAGGCGCGCATCTACCTCGCCGCGCTCTGGCAGGCGGGCACCCCGATCGCCTCGCTGCGGAGCGCGTACTGGGTGTTCCTGCCCGGCCTCACCCCCGAGGGCTGCCGGGTGCAGAAGCTGGATCCGCTGCTGGACGAGCGCGACATCCTGCTGACCCTCGACCTGCTGCGCCGGTCGTGGCGGCAGATCGAGGCGGGCACGTTCGTCCCCAACTCCCACTCGTTCCGCTGCAACGAACGCTGCCCGGGCTGGTCGGGCTGCTTCGGCTAAGTGCACTAAGTGCACTCGTTCTTCCCGGCGGGCCCCACTTGTAATGGTGGCTACCATCTGATAGAATAGATGTACACCACCCGCCGAGAGGAACCCGCAATGGCCGACCTGGAAACCTACTCCGCGCTCTCCCCCCGCCGTATCCGCAAGCTGATCCGCTTCATGGAGGGGCAGCTTGAGGCGAACCCGACCGACCGCTACCGGGCCGAGCTGGAGGCGCACCTCTCCCGGGCCCGCGCTGCGCTGAAGGGGGCCCGCTAATGGCCGTCGCCACGCTCACCGACGCCGGCAACGGCTCCCTGTGGTTCACCAGCAGCTACGACCCGGCCCTGCAGGCCGACCTGAAGGCGGACGTCGCGCCCCATCTGCGGGCGTGGGATCCGGCCAGCAAGCGGTGGCTGATCGACCCCAGCGTCGCCACCACGGTGGTCAACCTGTGCACCCGGCACCTGGGGGTGACGCCGGCGGTTCCCCCGCTGGGGGCGGCCGCCTCGATCAAGCAGGTGCGCCTGGTGCGGGTGCTGTACATCGGCAGCGCCAAGTGGCGGGCGGACAACTCGTACACCGCCACCGGCTACGTCGAGGACGAGCGGGGCCAGGGGCGTTGGGGGCTGGTGTTCCCGGTCGGCGTGCTGCGCTCGTACTTCGAGGGCGGGCTGGCCGACCTGTTCGCGGATCTGGCCGTGGACGACGAGTGGGCCCTGATCGGGCTCGACCGCACGCGGGCCGTAGCGTATGGCGAGGGGGACATCAAGGCCGCCGCGCGCAAGGCGAAGGCGCTGGCGCACCCCGACCGCCACGGCGGGACGAAGGAAGCGCACGAACACTTCCTGCGGGTGCAGGAGGCGGGCGAGCTGCTGCTCGATCCGTTCGGCCGGCACATCTCCATCACCGGCGCAGCCGAGGCCGAGAAGGATCGGCAGGCCAAGCTGCACGAGTACGCCCAGGCCGGGCGGATCAGCTACACCTACCAGCCGCCGGCGACGGGGCGCACCGGGTGGTTTCTGGTCGAGGGCGCGCCTCTGCTGGGCGACCGCCAGTTTCTGGTCAGCAAGATCGTGCGCGCCGAGGAGATCACAGACGACTTCGGCCGGGTGCTGGCGGCCCGCATCCCCAAGGGCGAGCGCACCCCCATCCCCTACTGGCTGGAAGTCTGAGGGGAACAGCGTATGGCGAGGGGGTTGACCAATCGGTCAGGTTCCCCCGCCAAACCCTTGTAATAGCTACCACAGTCTGATACGATAGATAGGTCGGGGGTTCACCTCCCCG